GTACCTTCTGATTTCTCCGATAATCATAGGGATGATGGTTGGAACACGAGAAAGTACCTATTAATATATGCTAAAATGTATGTCTATGTCATCTCCTGTGATAACTACCTTTTCAACACACTCTTTTAGCACCTTGTTTTTCTCGGAATCCGTCAGTGTATCCCACACGTTGGACATCTCTTTTATTTTCTCTATTTTTTCTCCCCGTCCAGCTTTCTCCCGGATGTCTTCTGCCTTTAGTTCTTCCTGTAGATTTTTCAGTTTTTTTTCTTCTGTCTGGATAACATCAAAAAGTGTATCTGTACCGGAACTACCGCTTGCATACAATGTGTATAGGCGTTTCAGTTTTGCTTCGCTTAGTGATATCTCTTTTTCTATCATCTTCCTGGTGCTTTCGGATTCATTCTCTTTTTCTTCGACATTAACGATGAATCTTTTAAAGCAGTCCTCTACTTCTTTTTCTACCACATCTGCCCGCACCTTTTTATTCTTGCAAGGGTTCCCTGTCTTAGATATATGCTCTTTTTCCTTGTACTGTGAGTAACATACTATCTTGGTGTACTTTCCCCACTTTTGCATCCGCATTTTAGTACCGCATTTTCCGCAGTAGCACAACCCGGTAAGCATATGCTTGTTGCTTACATAAGCATTTGTGGATCTCTTTTTTATCTCTTCCTGTACTTCGTAGAATAGTTTTTCGTCTATGATCGGTTCGTGTAAACCTTGGTATACTCTTCCTTTGTACTGTATCTTACCTACATAGGTTATTCTCCGAATAATATTCGATACAAGTTTCTCCGAATGCATCCCAAGAATTTTTTGAATTCTATCACACGAATATCCGTCCCGGAACATTTGAAAAACAGCTTTTACCTTTTCCGCTTCTTCCGGGATAATATGTAATATCCCATCGTTCCTGTCGTACCTATATCCGTAGGGTATCGTACCGCCACCCATCCACAGCCCACGCTTTACACGTTCCACCATCCCGGCTCTTGTACGCATATAGATAACCTCACGCTCATACTGCCCCATGACCGCATTAACGCCCAACATCACACGATCCATCGGTGTTTCATTCCGCAAATCCTCTGTCGCTGATACTACCTCTACATTGTATTTCGGCAAAAGCTTACTCACAAGCGTAAGAGTATCTACAACATCACGGCTCATTCTATCAAGCTTATAGATGTATACTGCCTGTATTTCTCCAGCTTCTGCATCTTCCAGAAGTTTCTGTATGTTTGGCCTTTGGATATTGCTCCCGGAATATCCCCCGTCCACATACCATCTGGCTATCTTCACGCCCCTTTTCTTGGCAAGTTCCTTTATCTTGTCTTCTTGGACATCAAGACCATACTTTTCGGTCTGTGCTTCTGTAGACACTCTCATATAACCTACATTTAATTTTTTCATGTCAATTCTCCTTTCAATTTAAAAAAAGAATTGACCAAGATTCTATCAAGGTCAATTCTAAAATATCACTTATTTTTTGTCAACTTTTCTGAAAGAATCCTTTTTACCGCCTTGTTATGGATTTCATAATTCGAAAGTTCTTCTTTTGTCACCTGTTTGCCGTTCACAAAGATTCTTACCATCCGCATCACTCCTTTTCGGTAGTATTCCCGTGTTTGTGCCTTTTATGCCGGAATCAGCTTATCAAATCCGCTTTCCTGTGCAGTCTCAAAAGGTCATAGTACATATAGATTGCTTTTCTTCTGTATCCTTGAAAGTCTTTTCTTGCAATTGGTATCCAGTACCTTTTGCTTATATAGTCATATCCAATGTCCAGTACAAGAGACGCAAAAAGTACATTGGCCAAATCATTATTTGAGCATTGACAAGCTTCCAATATAAGTCTCTGGTCATAATCTCTTGCCTTATTGCACCAATTCAATGTTTTTTTCTCATCTTCCTCGCTTATGAAGTAGATATCACCGTGTGCCCCTCTCAGATATTTGTCTCTTACTCCGGCCATTAATCAATCCCTTCCTTTTCGCATATCCTAATACATCACTTTTGACCAAATAGTAGTTTTTCTTTCCTTTTACTGTCTTCTCCTTTGTTTTTTCTTCCAATGCATTCATCATTAAGCGCATCCTCTAACGCCATTTGCATCTACAAAATACCCACTTACTTTAAATATCTTTGCCATGTTTATTCTCACCTTTCTTTAATGATTCCTACCTATCCGTTTCGATTATCTTAATTCAAAATATCTAATAACCTCTCCACTATTAATTTTCTCATCTATATCTTTTAAAGCATCGTCTACACTTTCAAACTTGCATGGGCATATATGTTCTTTCGTAAGATTTATAAAAGAATATGTGCCATCTAATTTATTTTTCATAATCGTTACGACAACTTCATCTTTCGGTCGTTCCACCAACCATCTTCTCATTCCACTTCCTCCAATAATTCTGGATTATCAAATACATTGCCGACTACAACAATCTTGTTTCTCCAATAACCAAGCTCTTTTCTGTATAAACTTTCTTCCGGGAACTCAATGTAAAATCCTTGGTTAGTATCTGGAATACTAAATCCGGCTGCGTACAATCCGAATTTCACCTCTCCACAAACACCCGCACTATCTTTCACGACATCTCCCTCAAAGATTTTCTTTCCGTTCTTGTCGGTTAGTCCTGTGTACTGGCAGATTGTGTTCGGCTTAACATCGTAAAAATCAATTCCATTGATATCCCATTCATCGCAAGCGGTTCCTTTATACTCGTCAATCATCAGACCGCCGACAAAAACGTGTCTTGGGTTTTGATAACCATCGTCAAACAAATATCCATATACCCACTCTCCATTATCTACACGTTTCCCTCTAAAAAGTATTTCTCTACTCATATTCCTCAACTACCTCCAGCTTCTTCAAGTCCTCGATAAGCCACGGTTCGGAATCTGACAATTTGACCATCGGAAAAACAACGTTGAAGTCACTAGAAATTCTTCTTGCTTCGCCCGTGTAAGCAAAATGTCCGACTTCGCTTTTCTCTGGAATTTCCGTAAATACATAAACTGCATTTGATATATTATCTCTCGCCATGTATTTCCATCTATCTCTGAGATAATCTAAAAATGATCTATCCATCTTGCTTATCACCAGCTTTTCGACGTACTCCGATTCAGCCCATTCTCTTCTTAATTTCGTACAACTTTTATCACCAAGTAATGAACATTCATCACACTCTATATCGTAACAATCAATTGGCTTTCCAGTAGATTTACACACTGCGACATCATTACCACTACACGCAATCTCAATAATCTCTTTAGCGTACTTCTCTTTATTCTTCATCTCTTCCACCCTCTCTACCAGCAACCCATGTCGTGTCTGTCACCAATTGCATTCGGATTTATCATGTATGATTGTTTTAATTCCGATTCATCCAATTGATGTTTCAATCGACTTACTTTTTTCTTTAGTTCCATGTTTTCGTTTAGTACTGCCATGAGCTTACAGTTATCACGTTGTTCACATTTTGTGTCTTCGGAGTAATTTTCGCACATTAGACATAACTCTTTTTCAGTCATCCCTTCCACCTCGTTTCACAATTTCAATGGCTCTATCCAGTCTATCTCCGTATCCGTCATAATACTGGCACGTATCCGCATCAATCAGTCTTCCCATCTTCTGCCCTCCTGTTCCATTCCTCAACAGCCTTATCTCTTTCATCTTCGATTATTACGAAATCGCCATTTCTGAAAGTTATCTCCACATCATAGATATGTGATGAATTCATTCCACAATTTCTGCATCTAATGTTAAACCGATACTTGAAATTTTCACCGTTCGTTCCAGTTGTATTTGTTCTAAATTCTGCTTTCTTACCGCAGAATGGACACGGCTTTAATCTTTCACTATATTTCATCTCTTTATTCTCCCTTATACGGCTCCGGCAATGGCATCCATGCAGCACAAATTAAATAATCATCATCTGTCTCAGCAATGTATCTTCCATTTTCTTCTTTTACGTAACCAACAAGCATATAACCGATTCTGTCGCAACAAAGAGCTTCTCTATCTGGTAATCTCTCACTACATGGGATCCACTTTGGTTTCGCTAACTCTACAATCTCTTCTGCCAGCTCATCCAGTTTTGCATGAATGAATTCCGATGGTACTCTTGTCAGCGTTCTAATGTCTTCTTGTATCTCTTTTAATGATCTTTTTCTACTCATATTTGCACCTCTTCATCTGCCGGAAATTGAAAAATGTTTTTCTCCGCAAACGTTTCTAAAAGTTGTTCTATTTCATCTGTTCTCCGAAAGCTCATAGCCATAGTGAGTGAGTTCATTCCGTGGCTTCTTATTTTGCACCATGCATACCTGTTTCTGCACATTTCCATAGCCTTTTTAGCATTCTCCCCGGTGGAATATACTCCGAGTACATGGTTTTTTGACAGATCAATTAAATTTGCATGATTGCATGGTGCACATGCCACCACCATGTAACCTTTACTGTACATAGTTTTTAATTCATTTTTTACTTCGAGTATTTCTAACTCGACAAGTTCGTATGGCATATCTAATGATCCACTTTGACTAATTATTCTCATTATCTTCCACTCCTTAACATACAGAATAGCAATTCTGTCATAGATCTTTTTCTTAGTCCAATTCTACAAGGTTTTACTACCTTTAATTCCCACCCCATCACATTTGTATCATCTATCGGCGTTGGATTTTGGAATTCATCTTCTGTCTCTTTCATGTACGGGACAGCTACCATAATTCCCCAATATTTAGATGATTCCGGGTTGCATTGGTGTAAGTGTTCATCAAACTTACCGTTTTGTAAATCTGGTAGCAAGTCTTTGTAGCACTCCATCGTAGTTACTATATAGTTCTTTTCTCCATAGAAATTCAGTCCATTCCCGCTATAAACATCTTCCTTGCAACTTTTAATTTCATAACAAGTAAATATTCCTTTTTCCACCCCGGATATAGACATTTGATCTCCGGGTGAAAACTGCATATAATCCACGCGTTTCGCCTTGGATGTCCACGGGTCAATACTCACTTCTTTTGCATAATGTTTTCCAAAAACGTTTAGTTTGGTGCGTTCAAGGGTATGCGACAGAAAAAGTGTAATTTCTTTTCTATTCATTTTCATCCTCCTTTACATAATCCGGGCATTCTTCCATATATTCATGGAAATGTATTCTATCGCACACACTATTTCGATTATTGCAGTATTTGTAATGCTCGCATTCTATGCAACATTTGAACCTCTGCTTTCCGTACTTTTTGCATTCATATCTGCATCCCATACGCTCTATCCTCCCAGTCAATTTTTCTTCCACATTCGCTACAGTATTTCGGTTTGTGTTCTTCCGGCACTATATATTCATGTCCGCAACATGAGCATTTGAAATCAATATCTCCCGTGGATTCGTCCAAGATGATAGGTCGTGTCGGAAGTTTGTGGCATTCTTTCAGTCCTTTTCGGTATCCGTCCTGATACGCTTCTTCCTTTGCAATTCTTATCTCTCTTTCCTCTACTGCTATATACGTACATAAGAGAATAATCATAACAATGCAATATGCCAATCTCATAAGTTTTTTCTCTCCCTTTTAGCTCCACGATACTTCTGGCTCTGCTTCAACCTCGATATCATCATCATACATATCCATAACATCCGTGATATCACAGAACGCCCTGTCTAATCTCATCATGAAAATGTCAAACTTATCTACATATCTTAATGAATTGATATCAAGTTCGCTTTCGAATCTTGTAATTCTGAATCCATTTCTTTTTGATTCATACAAATGGATTTCTTTTGTCAGTTTCTCATCCTCCTCGCATTTGAAAACCAAATCGCAAAATCTTCCTCCAAATATGCTATCTCTTGTATCAACAGTTACTTCTGCTGTCACATTCTGATATCTCGGTTCATCATCTGTGTAGACTTCAAGTTCTGATGTATCAACGCTCTCGCTGACATATTCCTTGTATTTTTCGAACACTTCTTTTAAGCTGATTGTATCTTTATCCGGCTCTGTCATAAGACTCTTGAAGTTTCCTAAGATTTCTTTGTTGTCAATCAGATTTGTGCTGTTAATAATTTCCGTGAGAACTGCATCGAGCTTCACTGTATATTTGTCCAGATTTACTCTTTCGATTACCGGTGTCATTACTTCTTTTACTTTCTCATCTATAATCTTCTTTGCTTCACCTTTCCAGTTGAACTGATCTTCAATACTGCTTTTCAGTGCTTTGGTTACTGCATCGGATACAAGCTCTTCAACTGTTCCGTCATTCAATTTATCTGTTACTGCTTTCGCTATTCTTTCTTCAAATGTACTCATAATTCGTTCCTTCCTCCCTATTCAATTCCAGATATATATCGGTCTACCAGTTTTCCGTTAACATATTTTTCTGTTACTTCTACAGTCACAGAATCTCCTTTTTGACTGTCAGCGAAACTCGGCTCATTCATCATTCCGCTTGCATAATCGTCTTCCTCATAAGTCAGTCCGTCATATTCGACCTTTATTTCCCACTGCCAGCGTGGACAAATGGCAAACCATTTCCGCATATCTATGTAAGTGATAGTTGCGTCCACATCTTCGTGAGTATATGTGATTTCTTCTTGTGGCTCACTGCTTTTGTTCGAAACATCATTGGAGCAACCGACCAAGAAAATGCAAATTAGAATTAAGCATAATATTTTCTTCATTTCGTTCCTTTCTCGACAACCGACTACCGAATGATAATCGGCTGTCTGGTGTTATTTACCTCCAATAAAATCAAATATATCCATTTGTCCCTCAATGTTTTCATCATCCATCCACCGCAAAAAAGCATCGTTACCGTTTTTCCATTGGCACGGTAAACCTCTTGATTTTCTTTCTTTAACCATCCGGTCAAATGCATGGATATACAAATTTTTATATTTTGGGAAATCTGCAAATGCTTTGTATCTTTTCTTTCCAGCCATAGGGCAACCAATGCAACCAACACGATAATACCCCCACTGATAAAGTTCGCAAGTAGGAATATTCTCCGAATTTATGTACTCCCACACATCAGAATCTTTCCAGTCAATAATGGGGTTTACAACCATTTTCTTTTTCTGCATACAGTGTTCGTTCATTCTCCGGCGTGCATCATTGTCATTCATCAGCATTACCGATGTGAATTTTTCTTTTGTGGCTTTCGTAGCTCCTAATTTTTCAAACTCTTCACGGTTTTTTCTCTGTACGCTTTCATCCCATCTCACACCAGTAGCGATAAATCTATTCGCACAACCTGTTTCCTTCAGAACCGCACAACAATATCGTGCTATTCGTGTCGGTGGAATTAGCTTCTGTGGAATCAATTTCCACATACTGGTTCTTTCTCCCTTATATGTCGGCATCTCAATCGCGCATTTAATGCCATCCATTTCCAGTTTTTTAAACACATCTCTAATGTGCCTTACTGTCTGTGGGGCATCTGCTGTCGTGTGGCTGTTGTGAACTTCAAACGGTATACCCCCTCTTCTGAATAATTCAAGCATCACATCCGAGTCTTTACCACCGGAATAAGTACATACAAGTGGCTTACCGTAATGGTATAAGCTCATTTCTGATGCAACCTGAATCCTTTTTATTGCTTTTTGTTCTAAATCCATTTCTTCACCTACGCAAATCTTAATTGTTCCTGTGTATCATCTATAATCAAGTTCGGTACTCTCTCGCCGACCTTAAGATACGGGCAATTCGCTTCTACAAGCTTCTCTGCCATGATCGGCACTACGCTATTTCCAATTCTTGCCACCCGTTTCGCAATCGGGTATTTCTTCCAGTTATAATCTCTGTCGATAATGTAATCTTTCGGGAACCCTTGCATCACTTTTAGCTCTTCCGGTTTCAGCATTCTCAGAAAGATATCAGATATGATGTATTTTTCACCTTTGATATCCAGAATCACATTCACCAGTCCGAACCGATCTTTTGTCGTGATCGTATCAAGCGGTCTATCCAAAGTCTGTCCACAGCCACCGCCGTAATACTTAATCAGAAATGCAGATACCAAACCGAAGTGTCCCGGAGAAGTTGTGATTGTATGTAATGGTTCATCGCAGCCTTGACCAATCCCCGTCTTGTAATACTTCGTGATAAATGCTGTCACAAGTCCGTATCTATTCGATGTATCAATCGTCTTGATTGGTTCGGTTAAAAGCTGTCCTCTTGAATCACCGGCTCTCGTCTCTCCGTGATACTGGATGATGTATGCCAGTGCTTCTCCATTCCTCACGATATAAGGAGATTCTGCATCGATAATATATTTCTTAATACCGTTCGCTATTCTCTTCTGTGTAGCTTCTGCAAGTGGTTTCTTTCGCTCAAATATCGAACTTCCAAGGTCTGACCAGTCAATATAATTTCCACAAGGTTTCCACTTCTCAAATCCGATGCCGTCTGCACTGTGAGTTTGTTTTGGGAATCTGATTTCTTTTCCATCTCTTCGAAATACCGCATACCATCTTTTTCTTGTGGTTGGAGCACCATAGTCCGCAGCTACCAACTCTCTGCAATCAAATATGTATCCAAGACTTTTCATTGCTGTAATAAATTTTTTATAATCCTCGCCTTTTTTCTCTGGTATTGGATATCCTTTTTTATCCAATGGCCCCCACTGTTGTATTTCTTCTACGTTCTCCATAAGGATTACATCCGGCAGAATAGTTTTTGCGTGTTTGCATACCGCCCACGGAAGAATTCGAAGTCCTTTTTCTCTCGGCTTGCCACCTTTTGCTTTTGAATGGCTTGTACAATCTGGACTCGCCCACATAAGAGCCACGTGCTGTCCTTTTACATATTTCTTCAAGTTGACCTTAAAAATATCTTCTGTAAGATGCAACGTATCCGGGTGGTTGGTCTTATGCATCAATATGGCGTCTGGATCATGATTAATGGCAATGTCTACTGGTCTGCCGAGTGCCATTTCAATTCCTACGGATGCACCCCCGCCACCGGCAAAGGCGTCTATAATTAAATCTTTCATATCTTCGAAAGGAGCCGATATATCTTTGCCCGGCCGGAGCTCCGTACTCCTTTCTGTTTGTTTTTAATCCAACTCTGTATTTTCATCTACAAGATCAATTAAGCCAAGTGGTGAAATATCTTCCAGTTTGTATTGCAGTCCATCACACAGTTCTTTGTGCTCACATTTGTCACAGTCAATTTCTATTGAACAGCAATATTCGGCTAACTCTCTGATTTTCATGTCACTTCACCTCATTTTCTCCTGTGTTCATAGTTACTCCTTTACTCGGCAGCTTTCTTCGTACACTGTAAAGAATTTTCCCTCGTGCTCCTTACAGTATTCTTCCAAAATCCTTTTCATTGACATCTTAAATGTTTCATCTTTTACTTCCGTAACATCTTCCTCGTACACGCATCTTCTCCCGGAGTCTGCATCTTCAATCACTCGAACAATGCAAGCAAACTCAACCTCTTTCTTCTCATGGTCAGCTTTCCACTGCTTAAGTACTTTAACAACGTCTTCTGGATATTCTTTTCTAATATCAGGACAATAATAAGTAGTATCGAGATTTTGAATAGGGCAGTCATTGCAGCTATGCTCACTGCAAAATTCCGTATACGTTTTCAATGCTTCTTCCGCACTCATTTCTTCTACTGGTTCAAGCATATCTTCATACCAATCGTAAAAGCCGTTATCCTCTTCAATTTTGTATTGATCTTTTTTCACTTCACTAACCGTAACTATCATTCCGTTATACTTCAATGTTTCTGGACTAAAAGTAGATACACAGTGAGCTTTCATATACAAAGGTAAGTTTTCTTTTACTCTTACCCTGTCTCCAACCTTATATTTCATCTTCCTCACCTACGCTTTCGTTGAAATTCCGTTAACTTCTACATAATCTACTGGCAGTACCATGCATTTTCTTCCGTCAACCACCTCAATCTCAAGATTGCTGATGAAATCTGCATCGATAGCTATCTTTCCCTCTGGAACCTGGATATTAACCACCTTGTTGTCGCAAATGTTACTTGCCATAACAGGCACATTCCCTATGTTCTCCCGGTAAGCATCCTCAAACATTTCCATTTTTTCATCCGGTACGCCGTTGCTACTGAATATCTTTTCCAGTTCGTTTTCGCCCATTTTGTACGGCTCCGGGTCTTCTGCATGGCGTTCCATCTCTTCGGATATGCCCTCAAAGATATCTTTCACGGTCTTGCTGTCTGCATCTTCTCCAAGTACATCCTTTAACAACTTACCGAATTTATCTTTCTCTCCATCGGAAGATGCAACAAAATCAATTCCAAGTACCTCTCGAACCATTTCTTCTTGTACCTCGGCAGACTTCCGTGTGTAATAAAGTACGCTATGTACGTCCGTCTGCCGGTCGTTAAATGCCGGGAATAAGAAGCCTTTGTCCGGCATACCTACTACCCAATCACGGATTCTCTCTTCCATCCGTTCATCTTTCCCGTTGTAAGTAAGTCCCGGCTTTGAAAGTTTCACCGGACAGATACAGCAAAGAATGAAATCGTATACTTCCTCAGATGCATCTTCCAACACTTCTCCGTCCGATGTCTTTCCCGGTACGTCATATACTGCATGGATGAGTACGATGTAGTAATTCTCAGCGCAGTCATACGACGTAAGAATCTTTTCGTAGAATTCATCCAACAATGCCGGGTCTCTCAGTTTGCTTTCTCTCAGATTCATTAGCAGTTCATGTTCTTCGCCCTCTGGGTCACTGCTCCTACTTTCTTTCGGCTTGTATTCCAGATTCAACAAGTTCTTTCCGATTTTCCCGGATAAGGTCTTCTTGAAAATATCAAAATACTTAAATGCCTGTTCTTCCGGCAGCGAAAGAAACGCTTCTTCTCTTTCCATGCGTTTCTCTTTTTCCCCATCTACGTAGCATCCGGCTATACGGGTGATCGCACAATTCTCCGGTGTGAATTGTTTTCTGATTTCCAATACTTCTTTTTTATTCACTTTCTATTCCTCCTAAGTCGAAACTTCCGTTTCTTCTTTTCTCGCTTCTCTTTCTGCTTTTTAGACCACTCTGCAAGATATTGTTCCTGTTCCTGATCTTCCTGTTCCTGTCGTGTCACTATGTCACCTCTTTCATCAATTCCTCTATATACAGATCCATACTGTGAGCCAACTTGATACAATTTCCATGTAATGCATGGTTCTTCCATGAATTATATTTCTCATAGAATTTTTCCTCCGTGAGTTTCCCAGCTTTCACATCTTTTACCAGTTTTCGAAATTTCTTCTTATTCTTCCGTTTGTTCTCTCCAGTCAACTTTCGAATATATTTCCCGTCAGCAGTCATGTAATGGTGAAATCCCAAATATCGCATTCCTTTTCTAAACGGTATGATCTGTGTCTTTCCGTTCAATTCAAGTCCAAGTGTTTTTAGCATTTCTCTGATGCATTCCAAACACCATTTCAAATATTCCTTATCTTGATGAATCAAGCAGAAATCGTCCATATATCTTCCATATTCAGTAATTCCAAGCTCGCCGGTTGCCATACAATCTACTGCATGGACCATAAGCAGTGCATATACCTGTCCGGCTTGATTGCCAAGTGGTAAACCTGGATTCTTGCTACTATCAATCAATGTATGATTCAGCCACGTTGTGTACGGGTCTGGGAAGAAATAATCTACAATATCTTTTAGTATTTCATGGTCAATTTCATAAAAGAAATGTCTTATATCGCATTTCAATATCCATCCGTCTACGCCATGTCTCTGATAGAATGATTCCATTTGGTCCCTTAATCCATCTAATGCATACAGTGTTCCTTTTCCTATTTGTCCGGCAGAATTGTATTTTATAAATACATTCTTCAATTTTGGATGCAGAATGTTGTCACAGAGTATGTGTTGCACTACCTTATCTTTAAACGAACATGATTCAATTACTCTTTGTTTCGGCTCATATATTTCGAACCGGTTATACGGAGCAACTGTATATGTCTGATTCTCTAACTGCTCTTTTAGGATATTGATTCCGTCTAAAGCGACATTAGAAAATCTTGCAGTGCTGCTATTAAATTTCTTGCCAGACTTAGCTTTTCGATAAGCGTAATACAGATTCCCATAATCCGTGACAATTTCTTTATCCATTGGTACTCCTTTATATTTACCTCTATGAGGACGGTCCGTTTCCTTTTTGTATCTTTCCCGATTTCGGCTTGATGCCTACTCTGACTCCCTGTTATACAGAATGGGCGCACCCCGTTACTGTTGTTGTAGTTATTGTTGTTGATGTTACCGGACGGAGAAACAACCGCTTAACGGAAACGAACCTAAAGTGTATTTATCTTTGCCGGTCTTTGGTTCTCCATGCAATAGCCATATGTTTTACATCAGATACCAACTTTGACCAATATTCCACGCTCTTTTCACTGATGATATTTAGCTCATAGGACATCTCTATGTAGAAAAGTAGTTCATCGCAATATGTAATTGCCTTTGTCTGCATCTCAAGTCGATCTCTTTTATAATTCTTGATATCCGTTCTATTCGCTTCAAAGAGTATTTCATAGATTTCCATTGACTTATTCTGCATTTTATCAACAAGTGAAAATCTATATTTTTTTGGATATCGGTTGGCATTACTGGTCACTTTCAATGTATGGGTGGCCAGTTCCTTCGCTTTTTGAATTACTTTCAAATCATTCTCTGCCATTAATCATCATCTTCCTCACAAGATTCAAAGATTGAAGAGGAAAAGATACAAACCGGGCGCACCCCGCGACTGCCGTAGTAGCCATCGCAGTTGACGCGACCGGACGGAGAAACAACCCGAACAAAGGTGTCATCATCATTACAAGCTGTGCTGTCTGGTGTAAGTGTCCACCACCATTTATTTGTATTTGGCAAAAGTTTTCTATACTTCCGGTATTCATCCACAGAAATAAGCGAAACATAATCTCTACAAGTTCCATATTCCGCCTGACCATCTAATGAAAGTAAATCGCGCTCAAATTCAACCAGTGAATCCACTCCCAACTCACTCTCAATCTTTTTGCGAAGATCTGTGTTGAGCTCATTTCTCAAATTACTGCTTTTCCAGTCGTTGCAATTATCATCAAACTCTCTGTCTCTTCCGTAAAAATCTTTCGAAATTGCAAAATATCCTTTTTCGAGTTTGTCCAACACCAGCCAGTTAATACCGGCAACTTCAATTGTCTTTCCGATTTCCGGCTTCTGGTATTTTTTTCTTAACTGTTCAAAAACTTCATTAAGATTTTTAAGGTTTTCTCCGAATTCTTTTAACGTCATCATGTTTTACTCCTCCTCAACTTTGGATACAAAGATATTAGATTTTAAGATACAAAATGGGCGCACCCCGCCACTGCCGTAGTAGTCATTGCTGCCGATGCCACCGGACGGAGAAACACCCGCTACTGAATACTCCCACCCTCTTTCTTTCGTACTCCAATGTGTGCAAGTCCAGTACCAATCCGGGAGGTCTTTGTTTACAAGCAGATCATTGTATTCACGTGCTTCGTCAAATGTCAGAGGTCTTACTTTTGTCAAGAGTTTTTCAAATACTTCCTGTCCATCAACTGTTACTAATCCGGCTTCATTTGTACAAATATTTTCTCCTCCGAATTCATCAGAAAACTCATTGAGAATTTCGCCTTCGCACAGTTCTCTTAATGATGATTTCCTGTAATCTGTACAATCATCATCAAATTTCACATCTTCACGATATAAGTCTTCTGTAATAACTACAGTGCAATCTTCTTTCTGTTCCAACACAATAAATCGTCCAATTCCAGTATCAAACTTTCCACCAACCGGAATATCTTTCAGCATCACTTTGTTTTTCTGGTCTTCTTTCTCGATAGCTGCTACTAATTTTCTAGCTAATTCCAATATATTGCTTTTGCTCATTTTTACTTTCCTCCTGTTTCTTCTGCTTTAAGTATTCAAAAGGATCCGCATAATGTGGTTTCCGTTTAAAATCCTCAATAGCCTGTTCCTGTCTTGTCACAAAGTCACCTCCGAACAGCGTTCTTTTTGCTACGTCTTACTATTCTCCGATTTTTCTTTGTTTCTCCTGGTAACTCTGCTTTGGCACTCGCCCAACTACAGTCTGCCAAAGGGCAGATAAAACAGTTTGGATAAGTGCATCCATCCGGTTTTGCCATATTCTTCCTCCTATGTGATAAGTTTTCTTGCTAGATCATTCATGTCATAGTTCCGGCCATCGAAATTATTGAATCCTTTTTTCTCCTGTCCGCTATCCTCGTACTGTCCCTCAGACACTTTTGTAAAATTGTTCGGTAACACAAACCAGTCAAATGTTATCTTCCAGTTTTTCACTTTCCCTTGTAAGTACTTGCTTTTCTTCACGTTATCCACAGCTTGCAAGACCTCATCCAAACCGTTGCTTTCTAACCTCGCTTGTAAGTTCTGGTATCTCTTAGAAGTCTTTTCTATCTTCTTTACAGGTTTTATCCCGTAGCTTTCCAAATCGTTCCAGGCTTTTATCACAGCTTCAACGGATCCATCGTCTTTCTCCGGCTTTTCTTTCTGCCTTATCGGCTTATCTTTTTTTTCATTCTTCTGTTCTGTCTGGTATCTTGCATAGTTATTCACCGTATATACGGTATATCGGTTTGTGGTTTTACATGTAACCTCACCTGTTTTTCTCAGATGTGAAAGTGCTGTCCTTAATTCACTCTCAGACAGTCCTGTTTCTTTCGAAAGAACGGATATCGAAGAGACAAATGATCCCCTTTTGATCTCTTCTCCTCGGAAACTTGCATCTTTCCAGTTGGCTTTTAACAACATGTGTAAGAATAACCGACACGTCTTTATATCTGGATACCAGTCCCATTCCAGTATTTTTCTGCTAAGTTTTATGTAATTCTCGCTCACACCTCTTCAATATCCACCTCAATTCTCGGATTTTTCTTATCAACATAGAATTCATCCGTGAATCCCACTATGTTTTTCCATCCATCGTCCTGTAAGACTTTGGTATCTACTAATGCATCTTGGATACACTTTCGCCCAAATGCGCTCACATTATCCAAGTCGCGTCTCTTGTCCGGTTCATACCATCGGTAGTGCATCCGTACCTTTCTTGTTATTCGCAATCTTCCAAATTGCTCATATATGGCTTGTATCACACGGGATTCATTATCTTTCTTCATATCCGCACCCTTGTACCTGTTGGTATTCAGTGCCCGGATATAGTCATTCATGTTATTCAGCTTGCCTTTCACCATCAAAATGTAATGCATTGTAATCCCTACCCATCTTTTTCCAACTCTCAAACGTCTGCTTCATGCAGAGCCGTTTATACTGGATTGCTCTGGCTCTATGTAATTCTTTCCCAATGTATTCATGGAATGCTTTTTCATCTACCGGATCACCCGGAATCGGTCTAAATACACCATTTCCAATATTCACAATACAGTCACCATTGTTATTCGCATGCTCTATCATTCTTCGAAAGATTCTATCAACATTCATGTTGTACGGACGTTGTATTGCGTTTCTATGTCCATCCGGTATTCGTATAAAATAGCTCTCTGCCGTCTCTCTATTCTTTCCCACCGCTTTTCTCCTTTCTGCCGGAGTGTGGCTTCTCCGGCCGTGATACAATATCTTGTGCTGTGCATATCGAATGGGTGAGATGATATGCGTTAGAACCTGTTAATAGTTCCATTTTTGCCACATGAATCTATATTTATTTAGTTACAACCTGTTCTTTCCGAACGCCTGTATGAACTCTTCTCTTGTCCCGTAGTGTTCTTCGAAATATCTCTGTGCCATCCGCTTAAGCTCTAAGTCCAACCCACTGTTTGGGTTCCCGTGTACGCTCTCTGGCGTAAATTCGTGTAAATGTGTTGCTAACGGTATTACAAACCCGTATTCTTCCGATTTTTTTCTATACGGACCATAGAAAATGTGGTGTCTGTGGCAGTTCGGACTTCCTGTGAAGTAGCAGTGCTCCATATCATCAGTGAATACACTTTTAAGTCTTTTCGCCAATCTTCACACCCCATCTTTCTTTCATTTCGCTTATTTGGTTCGGTGTCATAGTCTCTATGCCAAGTTCTTTCGCTTCGTACACAGTCCCGTCAATCAGTTTTGCCATTTCATCGGTATCGTAAGTATGTGAACCTCGCATTACTAGATTCACCCGGAATACTTTTCCTTTCTGATTGGTGGTTGTCTTAGATGTGGGTTGCAGATGAACAAACTCCACATTGTATGCGTCTATATCATCGTCCAATGGGAGCGGAACTAATGCGCCGTTAATGGTTTCGTACTGTCCGTATTCCGCTATTAGCTTATTCTTTATGTACACCTTGCTGTTCCCGGTCGCATCTGCAATCTTTCCAACCAGTACATGAAAGTAAGAGTTTGCATCGAGACTTCTTTTTTTCTTGTATGCCTTAATTGTTATTACAATCTGCTTACCTCTAAAGTTCTCAAATGCCTGTCTTGCATCTTCATTTAGCGTCAGACTGGCTTTCTGCTTATTGGTGGCAAAATCCACCGCTAAGCCATCAAAAGTCCCTGTATAGTCCATTAATCATCACCATACTTTTTCTTAATCGCATTCAGCATCATTGCACATTCTGTTTCTGTAAGTGTGTCCACCGTCTTTCCATTTCCGCATACCCAAGCTTCTAAATCAATGCCGTGTGCCGTACACTGCGTTTTAAGCGTTTTCTTTTTTGCTTCTGATGCAAGATTCTCTCCAGTTCCAGGAATCTGTGCTTCCAGTTTGTTGTATTCTTCTTTCAGCCATAAGTTAAATCCAAGTCCAGTATGAATAGCCACACACTTCACAAACGCTCTGCACATGCTGTTCCATACTCTCTGTTGGCTCATGGAGTTGTCCTTTACTGGATTTGCGCCGTTCATTACTGGTGTCTGCATCTCATACTCTTTATCGTCAATCACAACTTTTATTCGTGTTTCATAACAACGATTTGTATTATTGTTTTTGTCCTTAAACTCGATGTCTGTTTTTCTAAGGCTGCTTCCGGTTTGCGGATCAGGAATTGGCTCCCAATACACCTCGGTAGCACCATTCTGTCTCAGCAGTTCAATACATTTCGCCCAGTTCAAATACGTGAATCCATCTCGTTTTTCGCAATACTGGCTTACATCGACTTTCACTAATTCCTCGTAGCTTTTAAGTGCCATTTATAACATCCTCCTATACATGTCATTCAAGCAATCTTCGCATAGCTTCTCATTGTCTACCGTGTATAGATATTCACCCTCATACATCGGCACACCGCATGAGCTACAGTAAGTTACTGGTTCCGGCTCCGGCGGTATGGTCTTCCAATGGTCATAGCCTTTAATGCTCTCCATCTTCACCCCACCCCATCATTGCGATTATATCTTTGTTGTCTATGTATTCATGGCTCATTACATATCTCCTTAAAGTTTCTAACTGCCCATGCATATAAGCGTATGATTCCATCACTTTTTCCGTGTTCAGTTTTTTACCAAGTTCTATATACGCCTGCATCATTGCCCTTGTATCGTTTTCTTTTTTCTCTTCCCCCATGTTCAAATCTCCTTTCATGTGTTATAATTTTCTTGAATGTTTTTCTGAGTGCTTGACTGGATTTTATCCATCGGCACTCTTTTTTTATACACATCCGGCTATCATAACCGCCAATGCGTATAGCGTTATCACAAGTGCTATCCTGTAGTAGTTAAGCTTGTCTTCCATGCTCTCTACCTCCTACCCGATCATAAGTATCAGCATTGCGATGAATGTGACAAACCATAAGCAACGCCAAAAGATTACTTTTCTTTTCAACTTGCGGATGATCTCTGTTGCCATTGTCATGTGTGCTTCCTCCTGTTCTTCAGATTTGCGAATTACAGGAGAATGTGTTATAATCAACCTGTATTCGCTAAGTGTTCGTTAGCGGTACACCGCCCTGTCTGGTATGCCAGTACCAGCGGGGCACTTTTTATGTCCCTTTTATCGTCAGACTGATTGTGTCTGACATATATTTATATTCTTTTTATTCTTATTCTTCTTTATATTCTTCTATTGTTGTCAACTGGCTTGTTAATGGATTGTTGTGTGGCTTGCTAACCGCTTTTGCTTGAAAAGCGGTTTTGCCTTATTTTTCAAGGGTTTTAGCTTGTCATTTGCTTGTCAACTGGCTTGTCAAAATTTTCGATTTTTTGAAAATTTCTTTAATTTTGGCTTGTCAATTGATTGTTATCTGAGTGACGTTTGGCTTGCGACCAGTTACCGTTTTGCCCTTATTTTTCAAGGGTTGTGGCTTGCTAAGTGGCTTGCGATTTGGTCAAAAATCAACTACCATTTTCGCATTTACCTTTCCAATAATTTGAATACATTGAAAAATAAATATTTTTAGGCTTTTTTACTGCCTTTCGTACCTGTTTTTTTCACCTTTTTATGTACGTTATTACCTCCAATGATGTTCCCGTTTTTGTCCAGTTCATCCCAAACATAGCGCCCTTTACCTGAGTTTCGCCACTGCGAAAATCCTCTTAATTCTCCGTAGTCAAGCCATTCCTTTATGACTTTTACATGACTGTCTTCCAGGCACTGAACGGTAAATTCCATCGTTGTTCCAACCGGAACAGTCTCTGAACATGCAAGGGATATTCTTTCTCCCTGTGGTGTATTTGCCCGGAGCGGTCTCTGACACGTTCCCATATCACCGTCAAAAATCAGAGGTATTTTGCGCTCTTTCACAAAAATAAGACCGTCAATCTCCTTTTTGTACGCTTTAATTTTTGATGATTCACTGCCCTTGACTTTGCGAAGCATTCCGCAAGAATCTTTAAACATTCCTTTTACCTGGTAGTCATATACGAACGGCTTTCCGTCTTCGTATTTGTGGAAAATCGTCATTGATTTCTCTTCCACTGCATCTACACCAAGTGTTGCTACTTCGTCCTCACGGGACGGTGCGTCCGGTGCTTTGGATGCAATATAAGTCCGGTGAATCTCCTTATCCGCACACTGAGAACCTAATACTTCCTCAGTGAACGTTATTCTCACTTTTAATTCTTTCATAATATGTTTTTCTCCTTTTCAATTTGTTTTGGTGTCATTGCTGCGCTGTGCTGTTCTTCTCCCTTTCTATTCTTCTCCTCTCCATTTCGCAACTGGGCTGTTCCCTGCGCTTCCGTTTCAGAGCTTCTCTTTTCAATTCCATATCTTTTCGTGTCTGTTCATGCTGATCTGCTACTCTTCTTATCCGTGCTAAGCGTCACAAAGCCATATCATTTCTTTTCACATCTCTGCCTATCATTTCCGTCTCAGTTACATTCAGTGCTTAACATTTCAGCTCCATAGCCTTTCAACTCTTTGCTCTTCCATTGCATGTTGTCTTTTCTTCTGGATTCTCCTATACTGTTTATACAGGCACTGCCATGCCGAGTAATTCAGAAAGGAGTATTTTATGACCAGAAATCAAGATTTAATCAATAAAACAGTTGAGATTACTGTAGCCAAACTTTCAAACTCCAATGCTTCTGCGAATAAAGACGGTGGAGAACGTGTTGCTGAATTCATGCAGGAAATCTACAACAAATTAGTTGACCTTAGCGAAAAGGAAAACTAATCAAACTTTGCTCTGGCAGACATCAGCTCAGCCAGAGCTTTTGTCATTTCGGTCAATTCCTGACTTTCATAAATAGATGCAACACGTTCTGTTTCTTTCTGCAAAAAGTCACACAGTTTTTCAATGGTGTTATCTACTTTTAAAAGTTTGTCCTGTTCCATGTTGTCACCTCCCTGTATTTAATTGCAAAATCCTATATTTTAGGATTCTCTGTCCACAAAAATAAAGTCCATAGGAATACCAGAAAGTTCACTGATGGTCCTTAACTGACTTAAATCCGGCTCCGTTTTACCCAACTCCCAGTTAGTTACAGTCGCCGGAGAAACGCCCACTTTCTCAGCAAATTCTCTTTGTTTCAGCTTAGCATTAACTCTACATGCTGCTATGGAAATCCTCGGAACTTTGTAAGTCTCTACCATTTAGGTTCCTCCTTTCTTTATCTTATGCCTGTATTATAATCCTATTTTTTCGTATTGTCAATATAATAATTTAATTTTTTAGGATTCTTGTTGAATTTTTTAGGATTCTGTGATACTATAATAAACGTAGAGAGGAGGTGTTAACATGACCGAGGAGGAACAGAGAAAAATCTTCGCAAAGAACCTAAACTACTACATTTCCAATAGTGGAAAGCAACAAAAGGAAGTTGCTGAAGCGTTAGGATTCCCCCAAACAACTTTTAATACTTGGTGCACTGGCAAGATAATGCCGAAGATGGGAAAGGTACAGGCAATAGCTGATTACTTTAAGATTTTAAAATCCGACTTGATTGACGATAAATCATTCAAGGAACCATCAGAAGAATTTCTTGAGATTGTAGCAAAATTAGGCGCAGACGATGAACAGTTTCAGAAAATTATAATTGATTATTATCACATGAGCACAGACAGAAAAAAAGTTTTTTGCGAGTTTTTCAACACTTTCGTTTCTGACAACTAAAAAGGAAAAGGGGACATTAAGTCTCCTTTTCCTTTTCTTCTCTATAGCACGCTTTGACAAAATAAAATACCAGTTTTAAATATTTTTCGCTTGTCATTGCGGTTACTGCTTCAAGAATCCGAGTTTTGTAATATTCTTGCTGTTTCTTTTCATCCACATAAATCCCTCCAATATCCCGACACGTCATTCCAGTAGCGATTACCCACATCATAGAACATATGTTTGTTATCTGTCAATGTTTTCACCGATAGCATCTTTGACTATAAGATAGATGTACCGCATTAGGCGAGGGTCACGGATGCCTTTTATCATCCGCTTGATTTCGCTTTCATAAGTATCTGTCCATGTTTTGTTGCTCTTGCTGTTCATTTCGTCCTTTCCCATTAGATTACCTCCTATCAATGGCTTGACAAGTGCCATTTTTATCTTATAATTATACATGTAATATTTAAATAGATTATAACTCGAAACTATAGTCAAGATGTTGGCTAAAATATCGTATTTTTCTTATTAAAAAGAATGAAAAATAGCCAAGATATTAGCCTTTTCGACAGGATGTGACATAATGTTAACAAAAGAGGAAATGTTGAATAACTTTGCACATAACATCGAAGAAGAGCGGAAAAGCCTTGATTTTACGCAAGTTCTCTTTTCTAAGATGCTGGGTGTGTCTGTGTCCACATACAAAAACATCATTTCACGGAAGACTAATAATCTTGACGTTTTCTTAGCACTAAGGTTGTCGGAACTAACGCACAAACCTATCCCTGATCTCTTAGGGTGTTCTTCTAAGGAATACGAGGTATTGGGAAAGTACAGGCAATTGACCGACAGGCAACGTGCGTATATTCTTGGTAAGATGGACTATGAACTCTCTATGAAAGTGCTGGAAACGGATCCAGAAAACATGTTGGATGTTCTATGCCCCACTGGTGAGATGGCTGACGGTATGATATTGGATTCCTCACACGAAGAACGGATATACTGCCCGGAATACATAAAAAAGTACGGTGAGACGTTACATTGTGGTATAAAGATAACGAGCAACCACTTGCTCCCTGTATATGTAAAGGGTGATATCATTTGCATATCCAAAAGAGTACCAAGAAACGGTGATACCGTGATTATTATACACAAAGAAACAGGACGTGCGTATATAAGGCGGTATGTGCAGAGAAGTAAGACAAAGTTAGTCCCGATCAACGGCTTCGGTGATGTCATAGAAGTTGATCCGAATAGTTTTGAAGACATGGAACAATGGGTAAGGTTTGGAGTTGTGATTGCGGTATTAAGAAGATAGCATACTATGTATGCGGAGGTACTTATATGCAGAATAAAAAGGTCTTGGAATTAGATAGCTTTTTCGGGAAACTTGTTGCTTGTGATGAATATGTAGAGATTATTCCTATGTATGTAACAGATTCTAGAAAGCAAGGGAGAAAATTCTATTATCAAAACATTAGCGGTATAACATGCAAAGAACCAAGTGTTTGGTGGGGTCCTGGATATATACAATTTATAATTCCGGGAGAACAGGCCAAGCAAATAAAATGGATGGACAAAGGCTGGAAGAAGACGGTTAAAAATGATCCAAATTCTTTACTTCTTTCGGTTGTAGGAAAAGATTACAAAAAAAGATATAAAGAATTTATGGATTTTCTAAACAAAAAGATAAGTGAAAAACCAGAATCTACCGCAGAAGTTGCAAATGATCTAAATCAGTTAAAAGCATTAAAAGAACTTCTTGACTGTGGAGCAATCAATAAGCAAGAATTCGAAGAAAAGAAAAGAAAAATACTTAATAGAATATAATTATAGCATACTATATACTTCTTAAAAAGATAATAAGGAGCTGTTGAAATGCGTCCGAGCCAATATCATTACATAAAGCGTGCTGTAACAAGAACTGCTTACAACCGAAAAATGCAGAAGAAGCGTGCTAAAAAGCGCAAGAAAGAACTTATGAAGAAAAAAAGGAAAGAAAGGCTCTATACTTTTCAAAAGAATTCAGAGAAAGCTTCTGTTCAACATGATTCTCCTGGATTTAAAATTACAATGCTTGTATTGGCAGAAATTTTCTTTGGAATATTAACGCTCTTTCAGACGATTAATCTTTTCACAAACTGGACAATGTGCGTGAAAGAAAATGGTATAATTGGTACTATATTCTTATTCATAATAAATATAGCATTTTTTGGCGGGTTAACATATCTATTCTCATATTTGATAAAAAAAGACAAGAAAAAAGACACTGACACTTTGCAATTTGATAATTGTATATATCATCTTGCAAAAGAAAAATCTCTAACCGATCGTGCCAATGCTGTTCTTGAAAATGAGTACAAAACTCTTGTCGAAGACTTAAACAAATTGGATGTCGAAAGGAAAACTGTTTCAGAAAAAGAAATTAAGATAGATAATATAGAGATTCCATCTGAACATATTAACAAAAGTGAGAAGCAGGATAATGAACATATAAAGGATTTTTCTACTGCTTTCGCTGCTTTGTGTGTTGCAAATTGCGAACTGGACAAAGAGCAAAATTATACAGACGATGTTACTGGAGGAAACGTAAAATATAACGAAAAACGATTTGATAATCTTACAAACGATTCTGTCATAAGTCAAATAGTATCAGATGAAAAAATTAAAGAAGTTTCTGATAAAATATTGCATGTGTATAGCGAAATTGGATTAATGGTTATGATAGATGGGTCATTATGCACAAATCAATATGTTGTTTTAAAATTAAAACCGATGCACGGGACCAGAATAAATGACATAATTTCCATTCAAAGCTCTATTGAAAGCGCAGTTGGAATGAAATCACTAATGAATGTCATGTACAAAAAAGGATATATCGGAATTCTGCTCCCAATCTATCATTTTATAGAAAAAGAAAAAATTCCCACTACTGGCGAGTAATCAGCAGTGGGAATTTTTAGTATTGTATGCAAAGTGTAATGCTCTTATTTTATTTTACGATGCCGGATAAGAGCCAGTAGGTCGTGATAAGTCCTACTTTTCTATCCGGTGTAAGTCCTCTGTTCCTCTGGAATACTTCTACACACTTCCCGAGGTAGTCTGTCCATCCCTCATTGTAAGACAGCTTCGTAAAGCCATATACGTCTCTGAGTGTGCGTCTAAGCCATCTGATAGCCGTTATACAGTTGTGCGTCTGTCCAACCCACAAGATATGCTTTTTAGCAAAATCCTGCGAGCCGACACCGAATTTGTTATCCTCAGATAATTCTCTAGTGTCAAATCCTATGTTCATAGCTTTCTGCCATGCCCCTACACGGGTGTTTTCCAGGTAATACCTCTTGTCACCTTTCCAAGATTCATCTACCGGTTTAGGTGCCGGTGCTACAGTCGGTTTCTGCACAGGCTTTGCAGTACCACCAAGATTCTTATACACATAGTTCACATCCACATAACCTGGAATGCCTGGAATAGAACCTCTTGATGTGTACTGCCACATATCAATTCCGTTTACTCCGGCAGATTTAGAGCCGTAAGATGCAATCCACAGAGAATATCCCCATGTCTGGCCGATATAGTTCTTGTACCAAGATGTAGACGCATAGATTCCGGCTTTATAGCCATGTGCCACCATTGCGTCACAAAATGCTTTTGCATTGGCTTTTGCAACTCCCTGTGTTCCCTGTTGTTCGCTGTCAAAATATACAGGCCATGCCGGGGAATGTCCTTTTAAAAGTCTTAATGCGTGGTTGATTTCTCCCTGTACTGCACCTGTAGTCTTTGCGTAAGAATACAGATATACACCGTAAGGGATGCCAAGACGCTCACATTCAGATACATTTCTCAGCCATTTTTTATCATCCTGTCCTGCCTGATCTTGTCCATATCCGCATCTGATGATAGCACCTACAATGCCGGATGCTTTTACTTTCGCCCAGTCGATGTTCCTGTTATGTTCAGAAACATCGACTATCCTATTCAATATATCCCTCCTGTTTTAAGTGTTCTTTCGTTTCTGTAATCTCTGATGCATGATCTTTCACAAACTTTTCTGCATCTGTTTTTTCCATGCCGTAGTGTTCTGCCAATTCGTCTACAGTGTATCCGTAGGCACAGCTTTTGATCACTTCGCACATGGTTTCTTCGCTCATAGCTGCCATATTTTTTTCTCCTTCCCTGTTTGATAAGGAAATCATCTCATGTTTTTCGGTTGGCAATGTTCCCCACATTTTTAGGCTAATGCGCACCAGTTAACAATAATAGACACACTTGAATTGTTTCCGTTAACAGTACGAATAACGCAACTACTGGTGGTCGTACTTAAAACCTGCACTCCGAACGATTTTGTATTTTGCGATCCACCGGAAAGAGATACAAGTACAGTCGGAGCCTTTGAAAAAGTTTTTCCGAATTTTACAGTAGTATCTTTGTAACTATTTGCACGTGTTTCGATAAGAGACGTCGTGCCAAATACTGGGGCTTTTGCTTTTAATTCCGTAATATATGTCAGAATTGTTTTATTCCCTAATTCTGAAAACTTCCACGTAGATGCGATTCTGCTTTTAATCGTATCGAAAATAACACCAAGTTTTGTTCGATTTGTAATCGGTGTAGAATCTTCCACGATGATATCATCTGTATCATTTACTTCTGTAACTTGTGGAAGTTCTTTTATATATTTCCCATAAATTTTCTGCGCTTTTTCATCAGCCATTTATATCTTCCTCCTTAATAGATAATGTTTGTGTAGCCATACTTTCTAATTCACTAATACGTCTTTCTAACTCGTAAATATCGTCCTCTGTAAGCAGTTTTTTTACATTTACGCCATTGTTCCAAATTGGCTGGCTTAATCCGAGCATGACTGGATTTGCATTAACATCTCCAAATTTAATATTTACAGACGTTCCAGATTCTGTCGTTTCTGTAGTAGCACTGTAAACAGTATAATCAGCATCATTAATGTTCCTTTTTAAATCTCCTGTCATAGCTCCACCAGCGGTCGGGACGTAAGGCTGTCCAGATCCTGAAAAGACTTCGTTTGCCGGGAATTCAATATCAGATTCGCCATTTACGCTCCTTACGCATCCGCCGATAGTAATCTGTCTTTCTTTCCCCCATTGATCAGTCACTATTCCGTCCTGCCCATCAAACGGTGTACCATTGATTTTAATATCGTTTTTCAGCGAAGTTGCTTTGATTTGAGACACATCAATATCAACAGATTCACTGCCGTCTATAGTTGTTGCCCCTGTAGCATCGCCAGAAAGAGTTAGTTCAAACGGATTTGTTAATTTATTCGCTGTAGCAACGGAAAGAAGTTGTTTTAAAGTCTCGATAGAAATCTTTAGATCTTCTGTGCTTGTTTCTATGAGCAAGTAATCACTATCTGACAATGTTTTCGCTTCGTTCAACGCTTCAATGTATATCTGGTCCATACTATCACCTACTTACTAGAGCATTCGACAAATCGCTTACCAAAGAGTTTACTTTTTCAACAAGTTTGTCGTATTCTGTTTTTTTAACGTACAGCTGATCTGTCTTTTCTGAAGAATACACTGTAGATCCACTCAACTGTGTATCATCGATTCCGACTTTTCCGGCTATGATTTGGTTAGCCTTGTCGATAGCTCCATTCGCTGTCTTTGACGCTTCTCTTGCGTCTTCGATAGCCTGTTGGATATTCGCCAAGTCTTGCTCAAAATCTTCTCTTGTAGCCAACGTCTTAAATGTTCCGGCTGAAAAACAGATAAATACTTTTTGGTTTTCGGCCACTTCGTCTATAGTTACCGCAAATTCACCGGGGAGCATCTTACTTGCGTCAAAATCTGCAAGTAGTCCCCTACGCATCTGTATAGCCATATTTTCTCCTTTCTATCCAGGGATCCATCTTACAAGAGAAACACCAGATGGTTGTGTCGGTGTCCCTCCACCGCCAGCAGAACCGCCTTTTGTATACCGTAAAACGTAATCCCATCCTCTCGAATAATTATAATATCTGCACACCCATATCTCTGTTCCCGTCTGATCCCCGGCTTCTGGATGTCCTCTTGTAGATGATGCTTGCACCATCTGACCACCACCGATGTACATTGCAGTGTGATATTTAACATTTAGCAGTACATCCCCTCTTTGCATTCCAGCACCAGTGGCTCTGTTGCAGCTTGTCGTTACATCCGTGAATCCGCAAGCACGAAAAACATTGTACATATTTCCCGTATAAGTAGCTCCATTTGATTTTACCGGAACTCCGGCTTGTTGCCATGCAGATATTACGAGTGATGAGCAATCATAGTCTGGATTCCCCCACCGGTTCGCTTGGCTGTATCCATGTCTGTTATCGTTTGCGATATTAATAGCCCATTGAACCGCACTTTCTGTTTTTGTCATATGCCTGTCTCCTTAAAATGTTGTGCCACTTGCAGTTCTTCCACCGACTAAATTGCCATTCACAAATTTTAAGTAACTTCCATCGCTAAACACGGCAGTTCCTGTTTTTGCTTTATTTCCATTAATCACAATCTCCTTTGCAGAAATGGCAATTTGATTTTTACTTAAAAGTTGTAATCTTTTTGAAACATTAAATTCGGAATAACCTTTTCCGATGTTTAGGTAATCCGTAGACGTAGCTCTCGCTTCTATACCATCTAATTCTCCAGAAATGTAACCTGTATATTTTCCTCCAGATGAGTAAAGATCAATTTTTGCATTATGCAAATCTATTTTTCTACCTATAGAATCTTCGGATACATAATGTCCTTTTGCATACACACCTTGATTATTCCATCTCCCTATTTCATTTCCGTCTGAATCTTGCATCGAAAGTACACCATTTTGGTTGTTATAGCCACCAAGTGTCAATGTTCCAGAATGTATCCAATCGCAGTTAATACCTACGGCAGAAAGTACATTAACTACTGCGTTTCCGTTAGAATCAAGTCCGGCATTCCACGTTTTTCCACCGTCTGTAGATACCGCAAAAGCATCCCCGACCATTTTCCAGATAATGTTCGAATCTTCCAGTTTTTCTTTGTTGTGGAGATAAAATACAATGGATTTATCATCCTGTATCTTTTCCGTCTTGAAAAATCCCATCCCTTGTGTCATTAATGCTGTAAGGGATTGAACAGCTTCATCGTATTTGCTGATTTTTTTATCGGCCATTGCAGAGGCCTTTTGTATTGCTTTCGTTTCAGAAGTCACGTACTTACTGCTATTTCTGATTGCATTTTCGGCCGAACATTTCAGCGAAGTAAAACCGAGAAAGTTAAAAGTAATATCAGTCAAGATGGTTTTGTTTACTTTTCCGTTCCTGTCGATAACATAGGCAAGATCCATAAAGTCTGCAAGAGGATAAGAAAGATGTTCGCCGGAAAAATTCATAAATGATACGCCCGTAAGTTTTTCTCCGACCGTATTAACCAGTAAGCTCTTATCTTTGATTAGTGAATTCTCTATACTCAATATGTACCCCTCAGAACCATATGTGTACGTTTTTTCATCCTCTGTAGTTTGAATACCTGTTATAACTATAGGCTCTACTCCTGTTGTCAGCCCTGTCTTCCACTGAGTTAAGAAATGGAAATTATCAACTAACTTGAAGCTACCATCGTCTATGATGTCACCACTTGTATACACATTTGTAGCATCTGTCAGAATGTATCCGCTGGCTTCTTCCACATCCACGGAATGTACTCCAAGCACATTTCCATTTTTAAGCAAGAACAAATTATCTTTTTTTCCGATCAGCTGATATGCGTTTTTTTGTTTCCTTTCAACGGACCTGTACATAATTCCATAAGAATCATCTGTAAGAAGTTCCAACCCATCATCAAACCATCCACCGTCAACATTCGAACCGCTTGAATATTTTTCGGAACTCCAATCCAAGTCATCGTAGTAATACTCGCTAATGTCTTCTGAGAATGTACCGCCAGACATATCCGCATAAGTTGAATACTTTTCTGATATCATGTCTGTTTCGAACTGACCACCGTCATAATTCTGTCTCGGATCGTCAAACCATCCACCGTCAATGTCCGCAATATTATCAAAAAGAGACATATCATACTGTGAAATCTGTAAATGGTTATCTGCATTAATCCACGCATTCCCACCAGCAATCATTGCAATCCATCCGATCACCTGTCTGTGAGTGGTATTTGTAGGTTTTTCCTTTACCATGATGTTATCATCAGAAAACGAAGTAACATCCATCTGCACACCACACGTTCTGCAAGAATCTTTCAGAATATCCTTTAGGCTGAGTGGATACGTTAAATGTGTGGTATAATCTCTGTCAAGTTTGTATGCATCGTCATAAGCAGAAAAGCTTACGGTATCCCCATAGCTTTCCGGGTCAATTACGGTATAAGTGCCACTTTTTATAGTCAGATCACCTATATCCGTGCTAATTGACTTGTACAATGTTATCTTGGCACCAAGAAAGCTATGAACTCTATATCTGTCATCTGCGTTATACAGCTTTACTGTAATTTTTCTGGAAACAACATTGCCGAGTGGCAAACTTTGTGTACCAGCTCCATCAACAATGTTGTTGCCGGATATTAAAAATTCGGATCGGCCAAGATTTAGCACTGTTCCATCCAAGAAAGTAACCCTTGCAGATGGATACCAGTCACTACGTCCGTATATAGCTTTCTTATATGCATTGCTAATGTGTATCATAGTGGATTCACCCCTATTATGTTAAAACTAAGGGATTTGTACTTTTCTTCTCCCTCTTTTAATGTCCCGATATCTACACTTCCTTGTGTGACGTAAAACGGTGCTTCTCTCCATCTTCCGTAATACACGGAAAAATAATATAGTTGCACCTGTCTCTGATTTACAATCATCTGCAAAAGGTTTGCCATTTCCGATATACTTATGTCACTTCCCTCATAAGCGTAAGATTCTACCGTGAACATCGGTTCATTGCACATAACTCCACTCATTAATCGCTCTGTTCCCTCTGTAGAGGTAGTGGCAAAGCTGAACTTGAATGTGTCTGGCTGATGAATAGTCCGACCATTAATCTTAATCACTTGCTGTGCCATTTTACCTACCTCCCGAGTTCAAATACATTCTGTCCATTGGACATCTGCATCTCTTTTGCTGTATTAATAAGCTGTTCAAGTACAGTACGGCTGTCCAGATTTACCACAAGTTTTATCATTCCTGTACCTTTTCCGCTTTCTTCACTTACGATTTTTCTTAACAGATTTTCCGGCATCTCCAAGTTGTTTCCCTTTGTCTGGTCACCAAGCACCGCCAAGAACGGATTTCCGGCCGGAATAACTGCCCCTTGTGCAAGATATGGAATTCTGGTGTAATTTGCATGGGAAAGATTAATTCCTTTACCACCGATACCTGGAACCCAATCTGGTACCTTAATGTGATTCAGTCCGTCTACCAAACCGTTAATTGCATTAATGATCGCTTGATTCAATCCATTAAATAAAGCGATAACCATATTTACAGGTGCTTTAAAAATTGAGTAGATTAAGTTAGCAGCTCCGCGGAGTATTTTTAGTATTCCTTTTAGCGCCATATCTACATTCCCCGTAAATACTCCTTTTAAAAATGTGACAAACCCAGAGCATATCTGTTTAATGCTGTTAAAAATCCCTTTAAAGCTGTTAAGAAAAACTTCCACTACATCTCCAAATACTCCGAACTGAGCGTGCCAGTCAGTGGCAAATACTCCTTTTATCCAGTCCATAAGCTTCAACATTACAGCTTTAAGTTGATTCCAGTGAGTAGCTATCAATATAATCGCTGCTATTGCTGCTGCTATTGCAATAGGAACAATGCCAAACGTAGAAACTACTTGACCGATAACGCCAATTAATCCACCACCGCCTTTTAAAATGTCAATTAATGTTCCTATGTGTCCAGCAAATCCAAGAACTGCGCTTGATATAGTTGCAATTAAAGGAACTATCTTTGATGTAGCAAACGCTGTAACTAATGCTGTCCCAATGGCATCAACAATCCACTGATGTTCGCCGAGGAAATTAAACAAGCCAGCAAGTACATTAATAAGCGCCGGAAGACCGCTCTCTATCAGCCATGTAAGCATCGGCAATATAATATTCGTATACAGTCTTTCTAAGAAACTTCCAATAGCTTCTATCAGCGGTGACATAGATTCAAACAGATTCTTAATCGAATTAAGTAACGGGTAAAAGTCCAAAGATCCCGCCCACTGAGCCGTATCCCACACAAGACGATTGATGATATCAAGTACCTTTTGGAATGCATCTGCTATAGCCTGTATAATGGCCGTCCCTACGGCGTTTTTATTCCAAGCTATGTCTAATTGCCTTGCGATATTTCCGACCGTTGTAAGCAGTCCCTGTGCGATCTGTAACATGGTAGACAATATCTGTGTGCCTGTACCATTCGTCCAGACTTCCAACATACTACTGCCGACACTCTTTGCCAGTGCTCCAAGCTCCGACAATGCATACTTAGCAGCATCAATTGTGTTCTTTCCCTCACGCTCCCACGCTTCTTTGAACGGTTGGAATATCTGCCCCAGCACATCCTTGATTTTTTCGAAAATCGGCGGTGCATCTATTGGAACTTCTTCAAACATTTTGCTGATCGGTGTTCCGTTTGCACCGGATCCAGACGGTGTTGTGTCGGTATCCTTATTTGTTGTGTACCGATTAATTTCATCGAGCGGTGACAAGTAGTCTTTTGCTGCTTTTGTGGCTTTCTTCGTAGACTTGGCGGTCTTGTCCAGACTTGCAGCATAATCTTTTTGTACTGTCAGTGCCTTTGTGTATGTTTTATTCCCGGCAAGGTAGCCGAAGAACATTCCTACATAGGTTATGGCTGTGCTGATAAGGTCAATGAATCGTGACAGTATCGGTGTGATAACTGTCAGAATCGGACTGAAAGCTGTAGCAAATGCATTTTGCAATCTTATAAGACTCCCCCACAAAGTAGATATATTTGCGTTTGTGGTTTTGGAGTATTGAGCAAGATTATTAAATCCACCTATTATTCCTTGCGTAAGAGCACTAAGAATTCGAAAAACACCGCTAAACAATAGAGACATCGTAAGCATTCTTCCAATACTCATTCTTGCTGATCCGGCTGATTTACTAGCGTCTTTAAATGACATACTCAGTTTTGAATTGGAATTTGCAGTTTTGCTATTAGCACTGTTTACTCCAAAAAGTTTTTCTTTTAAGGAAACCAAACCAGTGCCGTAACTTGCAAGTTTGCTTTTAATGCCAGAATACGATGTGTTTAATCGGTTCTGCATATCAGCGAGTCTTCTTTCTGCACTCGCAAGTCTTTCCATGTCTGCCTGTGCTTCTTTGGTGTTCACACCAGTCGAAAAGGCTTTTCCAGAAACTTCCAGGTCAATAAGCTCCGACCGTGCGTATTTAATAGTGTTCGCAAGTTCATCTATGTCATACTGCATTTTTTTATAAGTCGAAGTGTTCTTTTTCCCTCCGTTTGCTACAAAACGTTCCTGTGATGACATAAGCTGATTGAGTTTTGCTTCTGCTTTTGAAATTTGGTCGGATATTTCCTTGTATTCAGTAGTTGGGATGCGCTGATTTGCATAGGATGCTACCTTTTGCCGTAACGATTCTACCTTTTGCTCTTGTGCGCTGTATTCGTTATTCAGTTTTGCAAAAGCATCTATTTGCTTATTGATGGCGTTTTTTGCAGACGCTCCCAAATTATCTACCCTGTCTGCTGCTCTTCGTAATCCGGCTTCAATTTCTTGTGCACCCGCCTTTACGCCATCAGTTCTGATTTTTGTGTTAATAACAATACTTCCATCTTCTGTCATGTATTGTCCTTTCTACCGCTAAAAGTTTGCGGTCAGCGGGTATCTCCACATGATACCCGGTTAATTATTTGTTAGCCCGAATACTTTTCTTAACTCTTCTTTTTCTTCTTCGCTTCGCTCTGGTGTCGCTTTAAGGTCAACAAGTTCTTTGTTGCTAGAATAGAATTCTTTTTCCCAACTATCCAATTTCTTCCCTTTCGAGACTTTTTCACGAATGTTAGTTATTGTGCTGAACAGAGATTCTCCAATCTCCATGAAAAGTCCCATGAACGTCCACCAATGCAAGTACTCTTTATCACGAATATCCTCATGTGCCACTTTATTAATGGCCGGAATCAGAATCTTTGCATCTTTTTTCCAATCCATAAGTTGCGGTTTTTTCTTATCTCCCTTAAATCCGCAGTCGATAAACTCTTTCGCTGTCTTTAAAGCTTCTTCCCAGTCTTCCGTTGGAAGATTATCAAAGTCTTCGTAGAATATAGCCAGAATCGTTGTGTATATCTCTAAGTTCTTCTCTTCTTCGGACATTCCGTATACTATGTCGGGATCATTAATAGCACAAAGAATATCTAACACGGCTCTGTAATCTGAGCGTATTCGATATTCTTTGCCGTTTACTTTAACAGATTTGGGGAGTTTCCAGACATCCATTAGTTGTGGTACTTGGCCACATACTTATTTACACGGCGCTGTACCTTTGTTACGTTTGTATTCAGAGTTTTCTCAATAACCTGTGCTACACCATCAAGCACCTGTTCCATAAAGATTTTCCCGTCATCCATAGGAGAAAAAGGGCCAAGAATAGAAAAGAAAGCTTTTTCCGCATCCGCATTAATCAAATACGAAAGCTGATCTGAAATTTCTTTTTCTGCTTTCTTTACAGCTTCTAAGCTGTCTTCTTCAGGCATCTTGTAATTCTTCCAAAAAGATACAACTTCTTCATATCTTTCAACGATGTTTGTGTCATTTGGTGCAAATACCAACTGCCCCAGTTTTTCATGTGTGTGTTTGTCTATGATTGGCACTTCAATCTTTCCAGAATCAACCGAGATGCAAAGTTGATTGTTGTTTCTTTTTTTTGGTAACTTGTTGCTCATATTATTCCTCCTGTTAATAAAGCGTTACAGTACTTCTTTTCCTGTAGAAAGACTATGTGGGATTGTTCCGGCTGTGAATTCTGGATTGCCAGAAGCAAGCGAAGTAGCACTTACATATCCCTCTGTTCTCTTACCGTCAGAAGATACTTTAAACGGAATGTTTACGCCAGATGTATCTCCACCATAAGACTGAGGTTTTACCATAACCTCTTCGACATACGCAAGGTGGTTTTCTGCACTTGTATCTTCCACAAGGACTTCCAGCATAAGTGTTTTACAGTCCGCTCCTTTCAATCGTTTCATTGCAATATCCCTAATCTTCGGATACAGCTTTTTGTCCGGGTTTGCATAGTATGTATCTGCATCCATAGACGGTTCATATCCATTGTCTGTCGTTTTTGTCTGACCAAGAATGTTCTTCTTTGTCTCTGTATCCGGGTTCAGATCAACCGACATATCGTCGATGTCATCACCAAGGATTTCCCACGTAGCACTTGCTGGTGTCTGTTTGAAACTATAGTCCAGATAATGTGCGAGTGCTTCTCTGCTAAGATTTCCCATATTATAGTCCTTTCTACCGTTAACTTTTTACGGTCAGCGAACATCTCCAATTGATGTCCGGTTAATTAGTTCTTATGAATACATTTCTGTATTTAAGAGACATACTAATCACCCAGTCTTGCACATTGTTTTCGTAAGTCTTGTCAAGATATGATGGTGTGATTCTTGTAATCTCTTCTATTTTTCGTTCTTCTGTAAGTGTTGGGTAAGATGTAAGCCTATGCTTTTCGCCATCAATCACGACTGTTTGTCGTTCCAGCCATTTACCTACACTATCAAGAAATTCCTTGATATCCGCTTTCATATTCGGAGAATCACGGGATGTCCTGTACACGATATAAAATGGGTAGTTACAAAGCTGATTCACCTTACCTGTTACCGATTTTTTCTCCTGTGCAATCACCGCACCTGATACCGGATAGAATGCCATTCCGTCATCTTCTTTGAGTGTGGAGAATTTAAACACTTCTCCGGTTTCCAATCCAGGATACTGATTCAGCAAATCTTTAAGTGCATTTGTTACAATGTCGTATCCGTCAACATCGTATTTCACTATTTTTTTACTATCCACCGCCTGCACGTTTCTTCACTCCTTTTACCCATGTATCACCAAACTCATCTTTAGCAGAATCAAACCAATGGTCTGTTGCAAAAGGATTCGGCTCTTTCGAGAACTGAATATCACGGTCTGTCACGACCTTTTTTGCTTTTGGTCTCGCCCACGGTGAACCTGTTTCCTGGTCTACCATGACTTTTCCCATGTACAAAAATCTTGCGTAAGGGCCATATCCGGCATAAACCTTTCCACTACCTTTCAAAGCTTCGTTCTGCGTATTGGTTGTATCAATCAGCATCCCGTCTCTTTGTGGAATATACTTTTTTGTGCCTGTCCATACTTGTTCATCCAGCCAAAGTTGAGCATCTTGGAATTGCTTTTCGAATCGGTCAAGATTCACATTCACTTTGATGTCAGCTTCAACTATCGAGATGTTCGGAAAATGGAACATTCTGCTACGTGCCATTTACTTCCCCCCTATCTCAAAATGTGGGATAAGTGTGTATGTTCCGACATTGGTGATTAAGAATACATTGTCGTGATTTTTGTTCATATAATCATAAAAGCCACCGTCTCTCCGGCTCTGATAGTCTTCGTCTGCTATCATCTTTTCATCATATTCGCCCTCAATAAAAAAGTCACCGTTTGCAAATGTGACGGTATGTCCAAGCGTATCGTTAATTTGTTTCGCCCATTTTTTAGGCTCAAGATACTTTTTGCCAGCTACTACTTTTTCATCGGATGCCATGCGATACAGAACATGGAGCGTTGCCGTGTCAGCCGTATCAAGTCCTGTCTTTTCGATGTTTGCGGATTTATCAACAATGAGTTGAACACCTTTAATTACGGTCGGATACCAAAATATTTCATCTTTCTGATTCACGTATTTGTTAAATACCGTTATGGTTTTGTCATACATTGGTATCACCTCTCGTTAATAAAACTTCTTACCGCATTTTTCACACTTCCATATGTGCCTTGTTTCTTTTATCCCGTTTCCGATATCTTCCAAATATGTTCCGGCATGGATTTTCTTTTTGTGTTTGCAAAATAATCTTTTAATAATTCCCATTGTTCAAATCCCTCTATATAGCAAGTACACTCCGTTATCATCGGTAACGTTAAAAAGATAGCTAACCGCTGCTTCGAGAAGCAGTTTTTTCTCTTCTTGCACATTGGTAGCTGCTACGGTATACCGATTGCTCTGGCTGTTCCCGTTAGCGTAAGATATGCTTTCATTTCCAGAAGAAACAGAAGAGACGGTCTTATTTACGACCGTCCCATCTTCTCTCTGTATGGTTCCTATGGCATCCATAGAAGCTTTTTTAGATTGATCTATCTTATACATTTCATCAGCTACTGCACATACAGCTTTTTGAACTTTTGTTTCTGCTCGCTCATTTTCTGGAAGTCCATCGACAAGGCGATCCATAGTGTAGTTGTCTATGCAGTCACTAGCACGTTCAGCATATTCACGAAATTCGCTTTCTGGAATTGTTTTTCCAAAAAATTTTTTTGTATAAAACTTATAATCTGTGTACGCCATAGTGTTTCACCTAATTTTCCTGTTTACTAGAATTTGATCTGGCTTTAGTCTTTCCAACTGAAATTTCTTTATATTTTTGTGGATTGTTCTCCATCAACCGAGCACTCGTTTCGTTCTCGGTTGATAAGATTCTTCCTGTTTCCAAGTCTTCAAACTGTCTCATGCTTACTCACCTTTCTTGTTCTTGAAGATAAGGTCTGGCATTACAGATTTTGTTCCGTAATGGTAAAAGAGTTCGATGCCGTATGCTTCTGAAAGAGGAATCTTCTCAGCGCTGTATGGTGTGGATTTAACAGGCTGTGCGATAGCTCCATCCACCATCACGATCACATCAACGTCTGTCGGCATGTGCACACATGAGAATGTTTTTACGCCATGATAAGCGTAGAACTCTTCGTCAGCCACGCCAACACCTGGAACCGTAACCTTGTCAAGATATGTGCGGATTTTTCCGTAGAATTTAGGTGTACAGATCATGTTCATCATAGAACGAGGTACTCCGTCCACATATTCATTCTTGGTGGTTTCGCACTGCTGAATCATGGTTTCAGCCTGTTCCTCAATAGCTGTAATACCTGTCAGATCAACTTCTGTCGCATCTGCTCCGGCAACTTTGAAGAACTCAGTGTCGAGTTCTGCGATCATTCTAAGTGCATGGTTTGCTGTTCTTTTTGCGATAAGTCCCTCTACTCCGAGAAGAGATACGTCTTTCTGTTCAACCTCTTCTACGATTTCCTTATCTACATTAATCGGAATCGTAACCGGCTTTCCTTTTACTCCATCACCTTTAGCTGCACCTCTGGCAGTTCCATAATTCTTAGATGTCGCATTTGCGAATCTTTTCGCTTCTACGGTTCCGGCTGATGGATCACCGGAAAGTTCGGTATTCTTCATTTTTCCAGAAATAGTGTTCTTCTGGACGTTTTCAATGACCTTTCCGTACTCTTCTGCAAGAAGCATTTTTCCGGTTGGGTCAAGTAACATATTTAACGATGTAATTCTTGTTGTTTCTGCCATTTTTGTTCTCCTTTAATTCTTTAAGGTCAACGGCTATCTCCTATTGATAGTCGGTTCACAGTATGGTTTTACCAAACAGTTCCAGGAACAAACGGCTCTGCTTTCTGTTCACTTCCACCTTTTTCTGTAGGTGTAGTGAATACTGGTGGTGTCTTACCATCAGCCACGAAAGCATCTTTCTGAGATTCTTTCAATTCTTTCATGTAATCATCAAGACCAAGAATCTTTTCGCCCTCACGTTTCAGGCCTTTATCCTTAATCATGTTGATAATGCCAGTCTTGGCAAAATCAGAACTGAATTTTTCGCCCGCAAGAGCCTTTGTCAGAACGTCATTGAAGTCTCTTTCTTCAATCTTCTGGTTGTACTCTTTTTCACTGGCATCAAGCTTGTCTTTCCATTCTTTTTCTGCATTCTCAGCTTTCGTCTTCCACTCATCACGTTCTCTTGTGATCGCATCGAAGTCTTTTCCCTCGAACCCGTCCAAAGTCTCTTTCGCTGTTTCATACTGTGTTTTAAAGTTGTCACGTTCCTGTGTCAGAGTTTCTACTTTTCGTGTCTGCTTATCATAGTCAGATACACTCTTGTAATTCTCTTTCACTGCATCTTCGATTGTCTTTTTCTGCTCATCTGTAATTTCAAGACCAGCATCCTTGATAATCTGAATAATATTTTTCATGTTGCATATCCTCCTCAACGTCTCTTATTAACCGCTTCGTCTGCGGTAGGGATTCAGACAGATGAACCTCTGTCGGGGTAATCGGGATACACGGAATCGAACCGTGGACATAAGTCTTTTTTTCAAAGAGATGATTGTGACTTTTGTTCTACCATTGAACTATATCCCGTTAGTGGTTGGTGTAAGTGTTCCCTCTATACAGTTCCAACCACTGTTACGGCTATTTGACGGTCAATCTGCATATTGTTCCGTAACTAACTCTATACAGAAAAAGGATAGCCGGATATGAATCCATGCACCATACTGTGCACTATCCTTTGCGGGATGAAAATTTATCATTTTATATTTTTAGGAGGTAACATAAGATGACGGTTCCCTAAGTCCGCAACCTTAGGGGAAAGCCTAACGGGCGTTTGACTGCCCTTTAATCAGCATTCCGCTATTAGGCTTTATTGAAAGGAGGTGTATCAAGAAAAGAAAATGTCCTATGTGATTCACCATGTTTATTGTATAATGTAGAGGGCATAAACTTGTCCCCCGTGATAGAGTTTATCAGGAGTCATTAGGTGTTATTTAAAACCTTTTACATCTCTGCAAGCTTTTTAATTTGTCTCTGAATTTCTTTTCTTTCGTCAGCAAAATCTGAGTCCATCACCATAGAAGAAAGCATATCGTATACCTCTACCATGAGTCTTCCAACGCTTTCCATCAGTTTGTCTTTATGTGCCTGATCTCCGTTCTGTTGATACATCTCTTTCGCCATAATGTACTGGTCATATAGTGAATCAATGTTTTTGTCGTACTTTCCGTTACTGTACTTCTTGATAAGGTTTTCCGATGCATCCGCAATCATCCCCGGTACGCTTTCGCATTCCAAAGATTTCATATTACACAATGTAGATGTAATCATGTACATTGCCTGTAAGTTAGACATATTTAAGTCTTTCTTTGCAGATGCTTTCTCACGTTCAAGCTGTTCTTCCAAAATCTTTTTGATCTCGCTCATTTATTACACCTCGATTCCTTTCATTTTCTTTTTGTATTTGTCGTGAATCTCCGATTGAATTTCTGTGATGTATACCATGTCGTATCCGGTAGATATGAGGTCGTTAATCATACATTCTACAGTTTTTAATTCTTCGCTTACATCCTCTACCAAGCATTCCACGAACATAGCATCAGCCACATGACCGTTTTCTCTTAGCGTGTGTGCGTACTGTTCGTACGCTTCCTTTGTTTCAGATTCCCAATTGTGGTACTCAACAAATCCATCTTCTACGGCTTTCTGCTTTGTGCTTTTCCCAACGCTTAACCGTTTGGCCGTTCTCCACGCATCCGGGATAACATTCACTTTTCCATCAAATACATCATCAATAAGCTGATTGTGATGGTTTATAAAATATCGGCACACTTTCCTACGTTCCAAGCTTTCCGAAATGTGCTGGTACTCATGCATCCGCTTAAAGCCTTTTAAGCCAAGGAAATCGAAGTAGTCCGCAAACTGTCCGTGCATCATAACAGCTCCGATAAACCGTTCGTTGATTTCGGCAAAGATTTCTTTCGGAGTTTTGACATCTAGGTTGCTTTTAAAATCAATCATAGAAACTCACCCCTTTTCTATGAGAGCTTTTTAATGATGATATTCGCATCCTTAACCAATGTGTCAACGGTGCCAACGTTGCCAACCGATATAGTGACGCTACTTCCGGCCGGAACTGCAATCAATGTAGTTGCCCCGACATTCTGATACACATTTGCCGTTGCTACTGTATAGTCCATTTCCGTACCGGAAATCGGTTCTCCGTTCTGTTTGATAGATAACGCTACCGCTCCTATTGCAGATGCCGTAACGTTTCCGTTAAACTCAACTTCGACCGCCATTGGCAGATTTCCACGGTTTGTGATTTCAAAAAGTCCACTGCCGTTGTCATGTGCAAGCCACCCTGTGTTACAAGCACATCTACGGCTTTTCACTCTTGTTTCTGTAAATAATACATTCTGATTTGTTGCTACTGTCTGAGCATTTTTAGCAATAGAATTTAACATATTTTTTCTCCTTTCTTAAAAAAGAGAGCAAGCGCATGCCTACTCTCTTTGATGTTCGCAAGACTACTTTTTCGTAGATATGGATTCTTCCAACATGCTTATAATTTTGTTTTGGTTTTCAATTATTTTCAAAAAATACTTACTGTCTTGCTCATGCAAGTGTTTTTCGATGTCAGAGTTGCTCGCCTGTGATAGATCACTGTTAAAATTCGCTATCTGTAAAGCAACTCCGTACACTGTAAGAAAGTCAAGTAGTGATATATCGTTCACTTACATCACATTCCCACTTGCACAGCAACCATTACCAAATGCGTTATACGCAAAGTATGGACTGCAAGACATATAAGCCGGTTTTGGTGTCGGTCTCACTGCATCAATAATGTTATTGGTCTGTGATACCTGTGAGATCTGCCAATATGCTGTCTGCAAATCTCTGTCACGATCAGCGAGCTTGTCTCTCAAATTCTGAATCGTGTTATCCTGGATTAACTGGCGTGTAGCCTGTCCATCTGCTAAGATGCTTTCTTTGATATCACAGCAACACTGTGCCATCTGTGCCTGCATGTTCTGTGCCTGTAATGCTGCATCATATCTACTCTGTAAGATCTCTTTCTGTGTGTTGCAGCAACACTGAGACTGCTGAGCCTGTAAGTTCTGCAAGCCGAGCTGTGTGGTATAGCGGTTCTCTAATACGTCTCTCTGTGTCTCGCAAGCTGTGTTGGACACATTCTGATTTGTGTTAAAGATATCTCTTTTCACGAATTCGTCAGAGACAAAAGCGTCATGTGTTCCGTTGTTGTTTCCCCATCCGTTACCGCAAAACAGGAAAGCAAGAATGATAATCCAGAACCATCCACCGTCGCCCCACATGTTTCCATCGTTGTTTCTTGTGACTGCTGCTACATCGGCAGCACTAAGTGTGTTTAATCCCTCGTTCATGTTGGTTCTCCTTT